CCCCGCCGCGTAACTCCACTCAGCGCGAACCGCAGCAACCAGCACCACAGCCTCAGGCACAACAGCCGATCGCCCCTCAGCCTACTGGCGCGGATGAGAATGCTATCCGCGCGCAGATTCATGCCGAACAGCGCAACCGTGTGAACGGGATTAATGATCTGTTCGCTATGTTTGGCGGTAAGCACCAGGATCTGCAAAACCAGTGTATTGCGGACCCAGATTGCACTGTGGAGCAGGCGAAAGATGTGCTGCTGGCTGCTCTGGGCAAGGTTGCCACCCCATCGAACAAAAGCGATCAGCCGCACATTTATGCCGGGAACGGGAATTTTGTTGGCGATGGCATCCGTCAGGCACTGATGGCCCGCGCAGGGTATGAAAATCAGGAACGTGATAACGCGTACAACGGGATGACGCTGCGCGAATATGCGCGTATGGCGCTGACCGAACGCGGCATTGGCGTCTCAAGCTACAACCCAATGCAGATGGTCGGCCTGGCGTTGACTCACAGCACCTCTGATTTTGGCAATATTCTGCTCGACGTAGCGAATAAGGCGCTTCTTCAGGGCTGGGATGAGGCAGCAGAGACCTTTGATCTGTGGACGAAGAAAGGCCAGCTGTCTGATTTTAAAACGGCTCACCGCGTGGGTATGGGTGGTTTTAACTCCCTGCGTAAGGTTCGCGAAGGGGCTGAATATAAATATGTGACCACGGGCGATAAAGGTGAAACGATCGCACTGGCTACCTATGGGGAAATTTTCTCTATCACCCGCCAGGCGATTATCAACGATGATCTGAACGCATTAACCGACGTCCCGGCGAAAATGGGGCGCGCCGCGAAAGCCACCATTGGTGATTTGGTGTATGCGATTCTGCTGGATAACCCGAAACTGTCCGACGGCAAACCGCTGTTCCATGCCGATCACAAAAACCTCTCCTCTGGCGCCATTTCTGTTTCGAGCATTGATGATGCCCGCAAACTGATGCGCCTGCAGAAAGAGGGCGAGCGCACTCTGAACATTCGTCCGGCTTATATGCTGGTGCCGGTGGGTCTCGAAACGCTGGCCAATCAGACGATTAAATCGGCAAGCGTTAAGGGTGCAGATATCAACTCCGGGATTAACAACCCTATTCAGAACTTTGCGGAAGTTATTTCTGAACCGCGACTGGACCACAAGGATCCTAACGCCTGGTATCTGGCTGCGGCTAAAGGCACCGATACCATCGAAGTGGCATATCTGAACGGTGTTGATACGCCTTACATTGACCAGCAGGAAGGTTTCAATACCGATGGTATTGCTACGAAGGTACGCATCGATGCGGGCGTAGCGCCATTAGACTTCCGCGGTCTGACGAAATCCACTGGTAAGTAATCCCCACCCACTCAAACCTCTTAGCCCAAACGGGCTTTTTTTATACCTGAAATCAGCCCTACCGGGCTGATAGGAGATGTTATGGCTAAAAATTATGTGCAGGAAGGAAAGACTATCCCTGTGGAGAATGCCGGACAGGAAATCATCCTGAGCGGGGCGCCGGTTGTTATCGGTCAAATGATTGCGGTTGCGATCACGGATATTCCGGGCGGCGATACAGGTGATGGCCTTACCGAAGGAGTATTCCAGTTGCCGAAGCTGGCCGCCGATGAAATCAGCGCGGGGGAAAAAGTGTACATCAAGGCGGGCAAAGTACAACTGGAAGCCACTGATGCCGTCCTGGCGGGTGTTGCCTGGGAAAATGCTGCGGCTAACAGTACCGTCATTGATGTCAAAATCAATGCCTAACCCTTTCGACAAGATGGCGGCCCGGATGGATGCCGCCACCCTCAAAAAAATGGGCAGGGAAGCGGTCATTAACGGCATAAGCGTTGACGTCGTGCCTGCTGAGTTGCTGGAGGAGATGGGCGCGTTGTCCGGTACCGCAACGGTGCTGGTTGTTTTTGCTGCTGACTATCGGCCCGCCAGAAACGATGCCGTCGAATATGACGGTAAAGACTGGATCGTTACCCGTTATCAGCTTTTTAACGGGAAGCCTCAAATCTGGCTGGAGTGAATGATGTCACTGAAAGGTCTTGAGCGTGCGATCCAGAACCTGAACAGTCTGAGCCGTCTGATGGTTCCAACGGCTGCCGCCCAGGCGCTAAATCGGGTCGCCGGGCGGGCGATTACGCAGGGCAGCAGGAAGGTCGCAAAAGAAGCGACAGTGGGCGATAACCACAAAAAGGGGTTGCCGGTGAAGCTGGTCCGCCAGCGTTCGCGTCTTAAGCGTGCAAAGCCTGAACGGCTGGTGGCGGCAATTCGTATCAACCGCGGAAACCTGCCTGCAATCAAGCTGGGTGCCGCGCGTGTGCAACTCTCCAGGCGTAAAGGAGAAAAGCGCGGGCGGGGTAGCGTGTTACGTATTGGCCCGTACATTTTCAGAAATGCGTTTATCCAGCAGCTGGCGAACGGGCGATGGCAGGTTATGCGCCGGCTGAGTAAATCTCGTTACCCGATAGATGTTGTCAAAGTTCCTCTCGTAACCCCATTAACCCAAAACTTCACCGCGATATCAAAGCAGCTTATCGACAGCGATATGCCGAAGGAGCTGTCTGCAGCGCTGAAGAATCAACTGAGGATCCACCTGAAGCGATGAGCAAACACACCGCCATTCGTCTTGCGGTACTGGAACAACTAAAGGCGTCCATTCCGGATCGTGTGACATGGTTTGACGGGCGCCCTGTTTTTCTGGAAGAGCAGGACCTGCCGGCGCTGGCAGTCTATCTGTCTGATGCCGAATACACGGGAGACAGCCTTGATGAGGACAGCTGGCAATCAGTCCTCCATATCGAGGTATTTCTGAAATCCACTACGCCGGATAGCGCGCTGGATGCGTGGATGGAGGAAAAGGTGTACCCGGCCCTTGAGACTATCCCGGCGCTATCTCCCTTAATCGAAACGATGATCCCCATGGGCTACGACTACCAGCGCGATGACGAAATGGCTACCTGGGGATCGGTCGACCTGACGTACACCCTCACTTACCTGAGATAAGGAATTTTATGGCTACTCCAAATCCAATGGCCCCGGTTAAAGGGGCGGGTACCACGCTCTGGTTATATACCGGAACGGGAAATCCCTACGCTAACCCACTTTCCGATGCCGACTGGCAGCGCCTGGCAAAAATTAAGGAGCTGACGCCGGGCGAAATGACGGCGGAGTCCTACGATGACACCTACCTTGACGATGAAGATGCAGACTGGACCGCGACTGCGCAGGGGGCAAAATCGGCAGGTGATACATCATTAACGCTGGCCTGGAAACCGGGTGAAGAAGGGCAAAAGTCGCTGGTGGCCTGGTTTGTCGATGGCGATGTGCGGGCCTACAAAATTAAGTACCCGAATGGCACCGTGGATGTGTTCAAAGGCTGGTGCAGTAGCCTGGGTAAAGCCATCCCCGCGAAGGAAGTGATCACGCGAACCGCCAAAATCACCAATACCGGGAAACCGGAACTGGCGGAAGAAAGCGGCAACCCGCCGATCGCAGTGACCGGCATCAAACTCGACAAGGCAACGGCCAGCGTGGCCGTCGGCGCAACCACAACGCTAAATGTCACCTTCCTGCCTGCCAGCGCGTCGGAACAGTCTTTCCGTGCGGCGACCTCGGATAGCGCGAAGGCGACTGTGGCCGTGAGTGGCAAATCTCTGATTGTCACCGGCGTGGCGGCTGGCGCTGCCGACATTATTGTCATGAGCAATGACGGTAATTTTGTGGCGACCTGCAAAACCACCGTGACGGCGTCCTGAGGATAAAGGCATGAGCATGTTTTTGAAGAAAGACGAATTTACCCATAACGGCGCTACGGTGACGATCACCGAATTGTCGGCACTGCAGCGCATTACTTATCTCGAATATCTGGCCGCAGAAGAAAAAGCCTTATCCGCCATTTCTGATGACGTGGATGACCAGACAATGTCCGCCGGGCTGGTCAGCATGAGTATTCGCGCAGGCGCGCGCCTAATTGCGCTCTCGCTCTGGCATAACGATCCGAAGGGGCCATCTGAAGAGGAACTCCACCAGCAGGTGATGAGTACCTGGCCGGCGGAAGCAATTGGCAAAGCGGAAATGCAGATCAAGCTGCTCTCCGGCATGCTGGCGCCGGTTGTCGAAGAAGATCAACCCGCGGATGAACACATTGATGCCACCGCGCTGGGTGATGAACCTGTTACAGCGGAAAAGCCCTAGCCAGTGAGCTTGATTTTGTCCTGAAGCTGGCGCGCGAGTTCGGGCGACCCGACTGGCGCGCCATGCTTGCTGGCATGACGTCCTCCGAGCTGGGCGACTGGCATCACTTTTACCGGGAGCGTTTTTTTCAGGACGCGCAGCTCGATGCCCACTTCTCCGGGCTGCTTTACACCATTTCAACCTTCTTATACCGGGATCCGGACATCACCCCTGCACACTTCAGCCTGCTGTCCCCCTCCGCTGAGGCTGCAGCGGATCATGTGCAGGATGATGACGCCATGATGCTGGCCGCAGAGGGAATAACGGGAGGCACCAGATATGGCCCAGCAGATTAGCGATCTTGTCATCAACCTGGATGTCGACAGCGCCACATTCACCGAACAGATCGCCAGGATTAAGGGGCAACTGTCCGGTATGGCGGATGAATCGGACAAAGTGCAGACGCGCATGCGCAGTGCGGCGGAGGCGCAAATCAGCGCGCTGAAAACTACCAGTACCGCCAGCGCAGGGGCTGTGTCCGATATGCAGAAGCGACAGGCGGATGCCGCCGCCGGGCTTCAGAGCGAACTGCAGCGGGTCTCCAAATCGGTCGATGAGACTTACCAGCGTGTTACCGGGTTAAACCAGCGTTATCGGGACAATGACGCTCAGGCAGAGGCGCTGGCACGGCGGCAGGATGCGCTGGCGGAATCGTTCTTCAGGCAGATAGATGGCATTCGATCCCTAAGTGGTGAAACACGGTCGCTGGCCAGTGTCCAGGAACAATTTCGCAAGGCCCGCGCACAGGGGAACATCACTCAGGGTGATTATCTCTCTTTGATTTCCCGCACCACGGCGCGGCAGAAAGAACTTCAGCAGGTTGAGGAAAAAGCGAACCAGGCGCGCGAGAAATTTCTTCGTCAGCTGAAGGCGCAGGTTGTTGAGCAAAAGCTTTCTGGCACAGAGCTCCTGAGAATGAAAGCGGCGCAGGTTGGCGCCGGCGATGCAGCTGAAGTCTATATCCGTAAACTGGAGGCGGCAAAGGTCGCCACGCACAGCCTTGGTCTCGAGAGTGCTGGCGCGCGGAGGGAACTTGGCGTGCTGATGGGGGAGCTGCTGCGTGGTAACTTTGGAGCGCTTCGCGGCTCCGGGATCACCCTGGCTAACCGGGCAGGATGGATAGATCAATTAATGACGCTGCGCGGTCTCGGCATCGCTGGTGTTGTCGGCGGCATAGCGGCATCCGTCGTTCTGCTGGGGAAGGCCTGGTACGACGGCGGGAAGGAAGCAGAGGAGTTTAACAAACAGCTCATTCTCACCGGGAATTATGCAGGGAAAACCTCGGGACAACTGCAGGCGCTGGCGCGGAACATCTCAGGAAATGGGGTCACACAGCATGCCGCGGCAGCCGTATTAGCGCAGGTTGTCGGAAGTGGGGCATTCGGTGGCGCCGACGTCGAGCGGGTTGCCAACGTGGCAGCCAGGCTGCAGCAGGCGACCGGCCAGGCGGTGGATGAAACCATCAACCAGTTTAAACGGCTGAAAGAGGATCCGGTTAATGCGGTTGCAGCGCTGAATGAGTCGCTTCATTTTCTGACCGCAAGCCAGTTTGAACAGATTTCAGCTGCTCAGGCGATGGGGGATTCACAGCGCGCTGCCGAGCTCGCGATGCGGGCCTATTCAGACAGCGTTATCCAGCGTGCGAATGCGGTGAAAGAAAATCTGGGGACACTGGAAACCGCGTGGAACTGGGTGAAAAATGCTGCCAGCGGCGCCTGGGATGCCATGATGGGCATTGGTCGTAATCCTGATACGGCCATGAAGCGGCAGGGGGCTTTTGCGGAATGGCAGGCTGCGGAAAAAGAGCGTCGGGCGCTGGAAGCCAACCTGAAGGTCGATCCCAACTATTCCGGTAATAATTCATTAATCAAAGCCGATGCCGAACGTTTACGTAATGCCACTCAACGGGAAGCGCTGGCAAAACAAACTTTTGACGAAATTGATAAAGCGTACGCTAAGGAGGGGTTAGCCGCGGCGCGCGAGAAGCTGCGCAATGATCAGCAGCAGCAGGCAATAAGGAATCAGCAGCAGTTTAACCAGCTTCTTGACGCTGGCCTGAAACCAGCCGAGCGGCGGGCCCGAGCTCAGGAAGAATTTAATAAGCTGGTTGCGAAAAATAAACAGGATGCCATCGATGGGGTTGCCACCCGCTGGACGGACAGCGATATCGCGAAAATCCGCGCGGGCATCGATAGCAAATACAAAGACCCGAAAACGCCGAAGGGCAGGCAATATACTACGCCCGCCGGTAGTAAAGCAGAAGAAGGGGCGCAGGCGGAGCTGCTGACGCTGCAGGCGCAGCTTAAAACCCTGCAGCAGCATACCGACGTTAACGATGTGATCAGTAAGCAGCGCCGCGATCTCTGGCAGACGGAAAATCAGTATGCCGTTTTACAGGAGGCCGCCGGCCGCCGCCAGTTGTCCACGCAGGAAAAATCCCTGCTGGCCCACAAAAATGAAACGCTGGAATACAAACGCCAGCTTGCCGATCTCGGTGATAAGGTTGCCCGGCAGCAGAAGCTGAATAACCTTGCAGATCAGGCAAATAAGTTCGCGCAGCAGCAGAGTGCGATCCGGGCGGGGATAAAGGCTCAGGCTGAGGGGCTTTCTGGCAGGGAGTCGAACAGAAGGACCACGCTTGAAAAGCTGAGTGAAACGTACGCCTTCAATCCTGATGCGCAGCGGAAGGTGCTGGCGGAACAGCAAGCCACCTATGAAGCTGAGGATGCATTGCGCGGTAACTGGCTGGCCGGCGCCAAACAGGGCTGGGCGGAGTATCAGGATTCGGCCACAGATGTTTTCTCATCTGTGAAAGATATTTCTCAGGCCACATTCAGTGGTCTGGCCAACCAGCTGACAGCGCTGACAACAACCGGAAAGGCGAGCTTTAAGGAGTTCACCACATCCATTCTGAAGATGATTGTTCAGGTCATCAATCAGCTGATCGTGGCCTATACCATTCAGGCGGCTATGGGGTGGATCAACGGTAGCGCAAGCAATACGTCTTCCGGGCAATCAGTTCCGGTACCCTCTTATCGTCCGCCAGGATACGACGGCGGCGGCTACACTGGCCACGGCGGTAAATATGAGCCTGCTGGCGTTGTGCACCGCGGTGAGTTTGTATTCACCAAAGAGGCGACCAGCCGCATTGGGGTGAGCAATCTTTACCGGATGATGCGCGGTTATGCTGCCGGCGGGTATGTCGGCAACGCTGCCAGCCCGGCGAGTGTCTCCCCTGGCGGTGTGATGGTCAACATGGGGGGCGTCTATATCAGTAGCGGGAGCGAACAGCAGTCTACGCAGCGGTCAGCGATTGACAGTAACGGTATCCTTAAGCAACTGAAACCCGCCATCATCAGCGTCGTCAGCGAACAGGCACAACGGCCCGGGACGCCGCTGTGGAAGGCAATAAAAGAAGGGCGTTAATACCTTATGACTATTGAAACATTCTCCTGGCGAATTCAGGCCGCCAGTCAGCCCGCGATAACGAGCAAGGATAAGATTCGCAAGGCGCAATTTGGCGACGGCTATGCGCAGGTTTCAGGGGAGGGAATAAACCCGGAAACCTTAAATTATGCATTTTCATTTACCGGAGATCTGCAAACAGGACTGGATATTTATAAATTCCTGCGACGGCATAAAACAAAATCCTTTACGTTTAAACCACCGTATGACGAGCTGGCGCTATGGCGTGTACAGGCTGACAGCCTGCAAAAAACCATTCTGAACAACAAAGTCATGACAGTCACCGCAACATTTGAACAGGCATTCGTACCATGAGTCTTCACGCTGATTATCAGAAACTGGAGCCGGGAGATGAAATCCGGCTTTTTGAAATTGATGGTAGTGCTTTTAATATGGGGGATATTTTATATTTCCACGGGTATAACATTCCCCATACTGAAGCGGAAATTTTAGCCGCTGGTGGCGATGAATCGAAATTGCCAGCTAAAAGTATCTGGTGGCAGGGAACCGAATATAAAGCGTGGCCGTGTGAATTAGAGGGGATCGAATACTCGACTTCAGGAAGCGACGCGCAGCCGACACTGAGGGTGGGCAACATTGATAGTTCGATTTCCGCGTTGTGTTTGCATTACGACGATCTGGCGATGGCTCGTGTCATTATCCATGAGACACAAAAGCAGTATCTTGATGCGCGAAATTTCCCTGAGGGTAATGCCACCGCGGATCCAACGCAGGAGAAACGGCACCTCTATTTTATCGATACCAAAAGTCTTGAAACCGATGAAACGGTAGAGTTCGCGCTAGATAGCCCGATGGGACTGCAGGGGAAGCTGATCCCAACCCGTCAGTATCATTCTGTTTGTACCTGGTGTATTCGCAATAAATACCGTAGTGGCGATGGTTGCGATTATACCGGGACAAAGTATTTCGACAAGAATAACAAGCCGGTTGATGACCCATCGAAGGACGTCTGCAACGGAACACTCACTGCCTGCAAACTGCGTTTTGGCGAGCATAACGAACTGCCGTTTGGCGGGTTCCCTGGCACGTCGCTGATAAGGAGCTAATATGCGCCAGAAAACGATTGAGGCGATACAGGCTCATGCTGCAGCTGATTACCCGCGTGAGGCGTGCGGCTTGATTGCCCAAAAGGGGCGAGTAGAGCGATATTTCCCCTGCAGGAACCTGGCCAGAGAGTCGAATGATAATTTTGTACTGTCATCGGAGGATTACGCAGCGGTAGAGGACTGGGGAACGATCATCGGCATTGTTCACAGCCATCCTGATGCGACCACGCAACCCAGCGAACTGGACAAGGCGCAGTGTGATGCAACTCTGCTCCCCTGGCATATCATCAGTTGGCCGGAAGGAGATCTGCGTACCATCCATCCACGCGGGGAGTTGCCTCTCCTCGGCCGACCATTCGTACTTGGCCACTACGATTGTTGGGGATTGGTGATGAGCTATTTCCGGCAGACCCACGGCATCGAGCTGCACGATTACCGCGTTGATTATCCCTGGTGGGAAAATGACTATCCAGAAAATTTCTACCACGATTGCTGGTATGAATGTGGTTTCCGTGAATTTGATGGCCCGCCGCAGCCGGGTGATATGGTTCTCATGCAGGTGCAGTCGGACAAGTGGAACCATGCCGGGATTCTGCTGGAAGGTAACATGCTGCTACACCACCTTTATGGTCATCTCAGTCAGCGCGTGCCGTATGGTGGATACTGGTTAGACAGGACGATGAAAATCGTCCGATATCATTCTCTGTGTTAATCTTTTATGGAATTTTAACTAAAGACAGAAGGGACACCGAGATGAAAAAAATAGCGTTGGCATTAATGATTTTATCTATAACTGGGTGTGCAAGTACTGTAGTACCTCCAAGTAAAGCGATTTCTGCCCCAAAGGAAAGGGTTTTTAAATATCAAATAAATGCTGGTAATAATACAGCTCTGACTATCATTCGCGATGCGGGAATAGTTGGGTCCGGATGCTATGCAGCGGTTTATTTAAATGGGGAGCAAGTGGCAAAACTGAACCCTAAAGAAAAGGCTACTTTTTATATATCTGAAGGGGAGTGGGCTGTTGGTGCTAATCTGACAGGGAAAGGATTATGTAGTTTGAGCCCTGAGCGGCAAGAGCGAATATTCATTGTGAAAGCTGGGGAGAGGAAAGTAGTAAGAATATTTACGGATTCTAATGCAAATGTGGATATAAGGCCGACAACCATTAATTAAACTTTTTTTCACTAACTGGAGTTGTTATGCAGGAAATAATGACAAAAATCGAACTTTCTGGAGTCCTTGGTAAAACCTTTGGGAATGTTCATCATCGATTGATTTCGACTGTTCATGAGGCTGGAGCAGCATTATCCGCAACAATTCCGGGATTTGAAAAATTCATGAATAACAGCAAAGAAAAAGGATTAACCTTTGCTGTATTCAAAGGGAAGAAAAATATTAGTGAGGATGATTTAGGATTCCCTGTAAGTGGAGAGGTTATCCGCATCGTCCCTGTAGTCATTGGTAGTAAAAAGGCTGGCATCTTACAAACAATTCTCGGGGCAGTGCTTGTGGTCGCGGGGTTCATTTCCACATTCACTCCCGCTGCTGCGGCCGCACCATATCTTTATAGTATGGGCGCATCAATGATGCTTGGAGGCGTGATCCAGATGCTCTCTCCTCAGCCCGGTGGCCTTGCCCGTAAAGAATCCTCCGACAATAAAGCCAGCTATGCCTTTGGCGGCGTAACCAATACCGCCTCGCAGGGCTACCCGGTTGGCCTTCTTTACGGCAAACGACGAATTGGCGGCGCGATTATTTCCGCCGGTATTTATGTCGAAGACCAGCAATAAATATTTTTAATAAGTAATACCATCCATTCAGGCCACCTTGCGGTGGCCTTTTTTATGGGCGTAATATGGCAAATAACATCATTAAAGGGCGTAAGGGTGGCAGCTCTAAACAGCGTACGCCCACGGAACAGCCGGACGATTTACAGTCTGTAGCAAAAGCCAAAATTCTTATCGCATTGGGTGAGGGGGAGTTTGCTGGTGGTTTAACCGGGAAAGATATTTATCTCGACGGTACCCCTCTTGAGAATGCCGATGGTTCGCAAAACTTCAGTGGTGTGGCCTGGGAATTCCGACCTGGGACGCAGGCACAAAGTTATATTCAGGGTATTCCAGGTACTGAAAATGAAATTTCGGTAGGGACGGAAGTTTCCAGCCAGACCGCCTGGACCCACACGTTTACGAATACCCAACTTTCTGCCGTTCGCGTCCGCCTGAAATGGCCCTCCCTGATGAAGCAGGAAGATGACGGCGATGTGGTGGGGAATACCGTTAAATACGCCATCGATTTACAGACGGATGGCGGAGCCTGGCAGACCGTACTCGAGACCGCCGTCTCCGGCAAAACTACTTCCGGGTATGAACGTAGCCACCGCATCGATTTACCGCAGGCAGGCAGCACCTGGACGCTGCGTCTTCGCAAGGTATCGCCGGACGCGAACAGCGTGAAAATCGGCGACGTAATGACGCTGCAGAGCTACACCGAGGTTATTGACGCGAAGCTGCGTTACCCACACACCGCGCTGCTGTACATCGAATTCGACTCCAGCCAGTTCAATGGTTCCATCCCGCAAATCTCCTGCGAGCCGCGTGGGCGTGTTATCCGTGTCCCGGATAACTACAACCCGGAAACGCGCGAATATACCGGCACATGGACAGGGGGCTTCAAATGGGCATGGACTGATAACCCGGCATGGATTTATTACGACATTGTTGTCTCTGATCGTTTCGGTCTTGGCGATCGTCTGACCAGCGCGAATATCTCCAAATGGGCGCTCTACCCGATTGCGCAGTATTGTGATCAGTTGGTTCCCGATGGCAGGGGCGGCGATGGCATGGAGCCTCGTTATATCTGCAATGTCTATGTTCAGGAGCGTAACGACGCCTACACCGTACTGCGCGATTTCGCTGCTATTTTCCGGGGGATGACCTGCTGGAGTGGTGAGCAGATTATCGTTCAGGCCGATATGCCGCGTGATGTCGATTTCAACTATACGCGCGCGAATATTCTTGGTAGCCCGCGATATTCCAGCAGCACCAGTAAGGCCCGCTACACCAACGCGCTGGTTTCCTGGTCTGATCCGGATAACGCCTATGCCGATGCGATGGAGCCCGCATTTATCCCGGAACTGGTTTCCCGATACAGTTTTAACCAGCTGGAAGTCACGGCCATTGGTTGTACGCGGCAGAGTGAAGCCCATCGTAAAGGGTTGTGGGGGATCTTGACCAACAATAAGGACCGCATGGTCGAAATTGATGTCGGGCTGGACGGCAGGATCCCGCAGCCAGGTTACATCATTGGGCTGGGCGACGAACGGTTGGCCGGGCGAGTTAATGGTGGTCGTATCAGCGCGGTGAATGGACGCGTAATCACGCTTGATCGTGATATCGATGCAAAAGAGGGCGACCGCCTGCATCTGAACCTGCCATCGGGTATTTCGCAGGCACGGACCATTCAGTCGGTAAACGGTCGTCGGC